ATCAGATTCAAAATGAACAACTCGGACACTACGTCAGATTTATACGGATCAAAAACAGCAATTGGTAATAATATTACTTCTGCTACATTGACTGTTGGATCTAATACGTATACCGCAGAATCTATTAGTATAGGTGGTCAAGATGCAAGACCTAGAATTGATATGGCAACATCCAGCAACGCTGCTCAAACTTTTTGGGAAGCAAATGGTCTAGACGACACTGATAATATCACCATTACCGTTACATTAACTTTCTGATAAGGAATATCCAATGATTAATATCCAACACTACGCCGCTCTTATTGCAGATGTCAATAAGATGCAATCGAGGCTTGAAGCCATCGCATACAACTTTAAAGAAGAAGCACCTAAAACTGATCTAGACACTCAGTTGATCGACGCTTTGGTAGCTACTGCGACTGGTCTGTTGGCAAATGCAGAAACCATCAAAACTATTGCTTACGATCCAACCCCAGTCGATGAAGGTTAGTAGCAAAATAACTTGACAACATAACTTTTTTACCGTATAATTCATATAAACCATGTGGAGATTCTATACTTATGTCAGAGACTATGAAAATATACAAATTGTATTCGAATGTGATACAAGTAAAAAAGGGCAGTGAAGGTGCTGCTTGTTTTGATGTTCATGCACACATGCGTGGACCTGTTCTTGCTGAAGATATCCCCCCAACAATCCGATCAATAAATTGGTTTGATTCTTATAATCAACCACATGAAACAATCCCCGAAGTTACATTCATGAGTGATGATCCTGTAACCACTTTCCAACTCGGACCCAAATGTCGTGCGTTGATTCCAACTGGTATGGTATTGGATATTCCCGCTGGTTTCTCTGGTAGAATCCACCCTCGATCAGGTAACGCATGGAAAAATGGTGTTACTTTGATAAATGCAGAAGGTGTTATTGATTCAGACTATTGCAATGAATTGCTTGTCCCCTTATACAACACCACAAACATTCCATTTGTCATTACACATGGTGATAGGATTGCACAACTTGAAATTACAAAACCATATAATGAAATAAGTCTTATAACTTACACAGAAGCAAAACCAAAAAATCAAAAAACCAACCGGAAGGGTGGGTTTGGATCTACAGGAGTATGAATATGAATCGTGACGAATTACTAAAATTTCATGAAGAAATTTGTGGAACTGCTAGAGATCTGATGAATCTTAAAAATAGAGATTATGCAGGCAATGATGGAACCGAACCATTTGCAAATTTTACCCGATGTGAATCTATGGGTATATGTGAAACTGAACAAGGTTTTATGGTTAGAGTTACCGACAAGATGAGTAGGTTGAGTTCTTTCCTCAAATCAGGAAAAATGCATGTTGAAGATGAGAGTTTTTCTGATACAATAGTTGATGTAATAAATTACATGGTTCTTTTGGCTGCTTACGTTAAGGATAAAGATAGTGAATGAAACTTTCTATACAAATGTTTCTTTAGTTGGTGATGGAATTTTATACAGAGGAATTAAAAATGGTGTCCCTGTAAAAAAAGTTGACAAGTATAGACCAACTCTGTTTGTTCCATCTCTCGAAAACAAGACAGAATACAAAACACTAGCAGGTGAATATGTAGAACCTTTCCAGCCTGGCTATGTTACCGACTGTAGAAGATTTGTAGAACAATACAAGGGTGTTGGTAATTTTAAAATTTATGGAAACACTGATTATGTTTATCAATTCATAGGAGATAGTTTTCCTAATGAAGTTCCTTATGATTTTTCAAAAATTCCTATTGCTTATATTGATATTGAAACAACATGTGAAGATGGTTTCCCCGACATAGACGATCCAAATGAAGAAGTCATAGCGATAACATTTACAGTAAATGAAAAGACATTTGTTTTTGGATCTAAACATTACGAACTACCAGATGAAGAAAATTTAGAAGTCTTCGTCTCTGATAATGAAACTGAATTATTGAATTCGTTTATATCTGTGTGGGAGAAAAATTGTCCACATGCTATAACCGGGTGGAACATAAAGTTTTTCGACATCCCCTATCTCGTTCAAAGAATACAGAGAGTTTTGGGTCCTGTGGAATCTTCTAGGCTTTCACCTTGGAAAAAGATACGAGAGAAGCAAATCGAAAGACAAGGTAAGAAGCACACAACTTTTCAGATACTGGGTGTTTCCATTCTAGATTACCTTGATTTGTACAAGACGTTTACCTATGTAAATCAAGAATCATATCGTCTCGATCATATTGCTTTTGTGGAACTGGGAGAGAGAAAGCTTTCATATTCTGAATTCGATTCCATCAAAGATTTCTATAAAAAAGATTTCCAAAAATTTGTTGAGTATAATGTCAAAGATGTTCGTCTAGTTCAAAGACTAGAGGAGAAGTTGAAGCTAATTGAACTTGCGATGGCACTCGCATACTCTGCGAAGGTAAATTACGAAGATGTATTTTCTCAAGTTAGAACTTGGGATCAAATCATATATCATTATCTTCGTAGTCACAATGTAATTATTCCTCCGAAAAAGGAGGGCAATAAAGATGATCAGTATGTTGGTGCATATGTTAAGGATCCCATTGTCGGACAGCATGAATGGATCGTTTCTTTGGACTTGAACAGTCTGTATCCTCACCTTATCATGCAATATAATATCAGTACAGAAACCAAAGTCTATCCGGGTGAAGATACTTTTGGCATAAGTGTGGATAATATTTTGAAGACATCACCAGAAACTTATCATCACGGTTGTCATAAAAAACTAGAAAAGTTTAAGTCTATGGGATATTCTGTTGCTGCTAATGGTACATGTTACACAAAACAGCATCAAGGATTCTTGCCTGCGCTCATGGAGAAAATGTACAAAGAACGTAAGCACTACAAGAAATTGATGATCGAAGCACAGAAAAAGAAACAAAAAAATCCCGATGATCAAAGTATTGACTTCGAGATTGCCAAGTATCACAACTTCCAACTGGTTAGAAAAATTCAACTTAACTCAGCTTATGGTGCGATTGGTAACCAATACTTTCGTTATTATGATGTTCAAATGGCAGAAGCAATTACAACATCCGGACAACTTAGTATTCGATGGATAGCAAACAAACTAAATGAATTTTTGAACAAAACAATTGGTACGGAGAATTACGATTATGTGGTTGCAAGTGATACCGATTCTGTATATCTTCGCCTTTGCAATCTTGTTGACAAGGTGTGTGGTGGGAAAACCAAGTCAGAGATCGTGGAATTTCTCGACAAAGCATCACAAGAAATAATTCTTCCATTCATCGAGAAACAGTACGATGAACTTGCAAAGTTAATGAATGCTTATGATAACAAGATGATCATGGAACGAGAGTGTATTGCAGACAAGGGAATCTGGACTGCAAAGAAAAGGTACATGCTTAATGTCTTAGATAATGAGGGGATTCGATACACAGAGCCTAAACTTAAAATCATGGGTATAGAAACCACACGTTCTTCTACACCAGCAATAGTCCGCGAGAAACTCAAGAAAGCAATATCACTGATCATGTTGACTGATGAGACTACTGTTCAATCTTTCATAGCTAAATTTAGAAAGGAATTCAATGGATTGGATCCGGAGGAGGTTTCATTTCCTCGTGGTGTTTCTAACTTAGAAAAGTATAGAAGTTCTTCAGAGATTTATTCCAAAGGAACTCCGATTGCAGTGAAGGGAGCACTTTTGTATAATCATTACATCAAGAGTAAAAAATTAGATAGAAAGTACAATCTCATTGTGGAGGGTGAGAAGGTTAAGTTTACTTACCTGAAAGAACCAAATCCTATCTCTGGTCCTAAAGGTGATAAGGTTATTTCTTTTGTAAATTCTCTACCGAAAGAGCTTGATCTTCACAGATTTGTCGATTATAATAAGCAGTTCGAAGTTGCTTTTCTTGATCCAATTATGAAGATTTTGACTGTCATTAATTGGGACTTTGAGAAGAAATCTACATTGGAAAGTTTATTTTGTTGAAAGGATATTATGGCACTAACAAAAGAACAAAGTTCATTTTTGGCAGATTTTTTGAGTGACATAACTGATAAGAAAAAAAAGTTTATTAAGAGTAAAATGTTAGATGAGACATCCAATTTACAATCAATAGAAGTTGAGTTGGATGTTTCTAAAAAATTGAATGAAATCATCTTGGAATTAAAGTCTACTTGAGGAGACAGTATGTCAGAATTTTTGAATAATTTAGTGAAAGAGTCGGGTAATGAATATGCAACTATTGCAAGCAAAGGGATAGAGGGATCTGATGTACGAGGATTTTGTGATACTGGTAGCTTTTCTTTTAATAGTCTCGTTAGTGGATCTCTATACGGAGGTATTCCAGACAATAAAATCACGGCTCTCGCAGGTGAGTCCTCGACTGGAAAAACTTATTTTGCTCTTGGTATTGTTTCTAAGTTTCTTAACAGCAATCCTGATAGTGTCGTACTTTATTTTGATAGTGAGCAGGCCGTTACAAGTAACATGTTTGCTGAACGAGGAATCGATCCGAATAGGGTTGCTGTTTTTCCAGTAGCGACTGTAGAAAGATTTAGACATCAGGCAATATCAATCGCAGATAATTACATAGAGAACAAAGAAAAGAAACCTGTTATGATTGTTCTCGATTCCCTTGGTATGCTTTCTACCGAGAAAGAAATGACTGACACGGCAGAAGGAAAAGGAACTCGTGATATGACACGAGCACAACTTGTCAAATCTACATTTAGAGTTTTAACTTTGAAGCTGGGTAAAGCAGGAATTCCGATGATCATGACAAACCATACGTATGATGTGGTGGGTTCTATGTTCCCCACAAAAACTATGGGTGGTGGTTCTGGTCTCAAGTATGCCGCTTCTACCATTGTATATCTTTCAAAGAAGAAGGTGAAAGAAGGAACAGACGTAATCGGAAACATCATTCACTGTAAGTTATTCAAGAGTAGATTCACAAAAGAAAATTCTATGATTGACGTAATGCTTAATTATGAAACTGGACTACATCCTTACTATGGATTGGTTGACATTGCTATAAAACATGGTATACTGAAGAAGGTTTCTACTAGGATAGAATTTCCTGATGGAAGGAAAGCTTATGAGAAAGCAATCTATAAAGATCCTGAAAAGTATTTCACTCCAGACATCATGGAAAAACTAGAAGTCGCAGTCGGCAAAGAATTTTGTTATGGAAATAGTAAAGATGTTGAGGACTCCACAGAGGAAATAAATGAAAACGATTGAAGAATTAATTTTATCGAATTTAGTTTACAATGAAGCGTATTCTCGAAAAGTTATACCTTTCATCAGTGAAGAATATTTTCATGATCATGACCACAAAACGGTTTTCAAAATTATTCAAAAGTTTATTTTAGATTATGGTAATATTCCGACAACAGAAGTTATCTTAATTCAAGCAGATAAAGAAAAGAATATAAACGAAGAGAAATTTAAAACCATAACTGGTATTGTGTCTAACCTGAGTATTGATGAGGACACCGATAATGAGTGGTTAGCTAAAGAAACCGAGTCTTTTTGTAAAGACAAGGCGGTTTATAATGCGATCATGCAATCAATTCATATCATTGATGGGAAGAGTCAAACACAAACAGAAAATGCGATTCCAGAGATTCTCTCTGACGCACTTTCGGTCTCTTTCGATGTTCACATCGGACATGATTACCTCGAAGATGCAAACGAAAGATTTGAATTCTACCATAAAGTAGAAAAGAGAATTCCGTTTGATTTGGAATTTTTCAATACCATAACAAACGGAGGTACACCCCAAAAGACTTTGAATATAGTCATGGCAGGAACTGGTGTGGGTAAATCTCTCTTCCTCTGTCACCACGCAGCTAATTGTTTATCACAAAATCAAAATGTTTTGTATATTACATGTGAGATGGCAGAAGAAAGAATCGCAGAGAGAATTGATGCAAATTTGTTTGACATTACAATTGATGAGGTTAGAGATCTACCGAAACAGATCTACCAGTCAAAACTAAACAAGCTTTCTGGTGATATTAAGGGAAAACTCATAGTCAAAGAGTATCCTACAGCAACAGCAAATTCAAATCATTTTAGATCTTTGCTGGATGAACTTTGGATAAAGAAGAAGTTTAAACCAGATATTGTTTTTATTGACTACTTAAATATTTGTGCATCAGCAAGATTAAAGAATACTGGTAATGTAAACTCCTATACTTACATAAAAGCAATTGCAGAGGAACTCAGAGGTCTTGCAGTAGAAAGATCTGTTCCTATATTCTCTGCAACACAGGTGAACCGTAGTGGTTTCAATAGTACTGATATTGGACTAGAGGACACATCGGAGTCTTTTGGTTTGCCAGCGACAGCAGATTTCATGTTTGCTCTTATATCAACAGAAGAGTTAGAAGAATCAAATCAGATTTTGATTAAGCAATTGAAAAACAGATACAATGATGTATTTTCTAACAAGAAATTTATCGTTGGAATAAACAGAGGTAAGATGAAGCTATATGACATCGAGAAAAATGAACAAGATGGTTTGTTGATGTCAAATCAGACAGAGGAACAAACTTTGGGTTCTGGTTTTGATGGTAAGAATTTTGAAGATAAGTTCTCACAAAGAAAAGAAAAATTCAGTCAGTGGAAGATATGAATGTCTAGTTACATCGATAAAAAATTTATAAATATATTGTCAGGAACTTTGGATAAGTTTTCTTGGAAACGCGAGAATTTGGCAAACTGTAGATGTCCAATTTGTGGTGACTCCCAGAAACACAAAACAAAGACCAGATTGTATTTTTATCAAAAAGAAAATGCTTTCTTAATAAAGTGTCATAATTGTAGTTACTCTTCAAATTTATATAACTTCATCAAGGAGGTTAGTCCGTCTTTGATTAAAGAGTATGCGGTAGAGACATGGAAAGAAAAAAATGTATCGAAGACAAATAAGTCGGATAAAATAAGAGAAAACGAAATGATATCTTTGCTCAAGAAAAATAAATTCAAACCCAAACAAAAGTTACTAAAAGATTTGACTAGAGTATGTGACTTGGACAAAGATCATGTGGGTTATAAATTTATTTCGATGAGAAAAATTCCAAAGAAGTTTTATGATATTTTATATTACACTTCTGATTTTGGTTCATGGATGAGAAAAGTTGATCCAGATTGTGCGCCAGTTGGCAAAGAAGAAAGACTCATAATACCTTTCTTCAACAAAAATGGTGATCTTGTAGCAGCACAGGGAAGAGCATTAAACTTCAAAGACGAAGCTAAAGCAAGAACCACCGCTAGGTATATAACTGTTAAGGCAGATAAAAGTATCGATCGTCTTTGGTATGGCATGTGGAGAGCGGATCCAAAGAAAAAGGTTTATGTTGTAGAAGGTCCTCTTGATAGTCTTTTCTTGGACAACTGTATAGCTATGGTGGGAGCCGGTGCGATAGAGAATGTTCATCCTAGATTTGAGAACAGTGAAATTGTATATGCACTTGACAACGAACCAAGAAATAAACAAATTTGCAATTACATAAGCAGGTTAATAGAAAAGGGTTGTAGCGTTTGTATCTGGCCAGATAAGATCAAAGAAAAAGATATAAACGATATGATATATAATAGAAAACCATCAAAGATTAAAAAGATAATTGATGAAAATACTTTCAGTGGACTAGAAGCAACTTTGAGGTTTAGACAATGGAAAAAAGTTTAGATGATTTTCTTGATATTCTCACACCCGTAACTTCTTTACCAGAAAATCACAATATAACAACGTATCTAAGTAAAAGAAAAATCCCAACTGATCGTTGGGTTGATATTTTTTACACGGAAGATTTTTTTGAAATTCTTAGAAGAGTTTCGATAGATACGTATAATATTCTTCTGGAACAACTCATGTTTCCTGAAGGAAGTTTGTTACCAAAAGAAAAACGAATCATAATGGTAACAAGAAAACGAAATGGAACACTGCATTGTTTTGTGGGAAGAGCATTAGGACACAACCATATTCATAATAAGTACAGAAGTGTCTCTACTGACACTAAACAAGCCTTATTCTATAACATAGAGAGAATAGATCCTCAAAAAACAGTTTATATCTGTGAGGGTGTGTTCGATGCTATGCAATTGGATAATGCTGTTGCACAGTGTACCATAGCAGCACCAGAAACAATGATATCTGGTGGTACTTACATGCAGTCTCTCAAAAACTGCAAATCATCACCATATCTTGATTTGCCTTTTGATGATATTGTTTTTGTGTTTGATAACCAATTATCATTCACACCAGTAAACTATGCCTATAGTAAGTTCGTTGAGTGGGGACATAAAGTATTTATTTGGCCCAAGGGACTCAAAAAGTATAAAGATATAAATGACTTAATTTTTGGTTACACCAAAGAACAAATACATGATATAATTACTGAAAATACTTTCAGTGGTGATGCAGCTATGAAGATAATAAGGAGTTATGATGTCCAAAGTTCTTAATAAGGGTTATGTAGATTTAGTTGATCACATGGGTAGTGATCTGACTGTCTGTAACGCAGCAAGAGTTTCTTTCAATAAGGAAACTGATTGGGGAATTGATGAGGATGCTAAGACTAGATTGGAAAAATCTGGTTCAAATTACCACCAAAAAGATTTACAAAAACTCAAAGGATCTGATAAGAAGTTGCTCCACTATCTTGCTAAACACAATCATTGGACACCATTCGCCCACCCACAGATTACATTAAGGATAAAGGCACCGATCTCGATCCGCACTCAGTTCTTCAAGCATAAGCAGGGATTCGTCGAGAATGAAATTAGTCGTCGTTATGTTTCATTTAAACCTGACTTCTATATACCACAATGGAGAGGAAAGCCCAAGGGCAGTGCAAAGCAGGGTAGTGATGAGTTTATTGCGATAAAGGGTGACAATGTTCGCTCTTATGGGAACGCTTTAGAATTGTGTCTGTACACATACGATCAATTGATCGAAGAAGGTGTTGCACCAGAACAAGCACGGTTTGTTTTGCCACAGGCAATGTACACAGAATGGTACTGGACTGGTTCTCTTGCAGCATATGCCAGATTTTATGCCCAAAGAATTGATGAACATGCACAATGGGAAATCAGGGAATATGCAAGAGTTATAGGTGAACTTATCCAACCTCTATATCCTGAGTGTTGGAAGTGTCTTATAAATAAATAGTACAGAAGCTGGAGCAACAAATGGCGTCTAATTACGACATAGAAATGTTTAGAGGAGATGATCTATCTCTATTTTTAGTATACCAAATAGACGGAAGTAACTTTGATTTTAGTGGATACTCTGCCGATATGGATATCCGCAGAAGCACCCACTCTGATAATAAAGTTGCAGAGTTATCTACTGCTGGTGGAGTTACTGGGGCTGGAATATCAGGAGAATATTTTTCAGGTGGTATTCAGGCATCAACCGGGGGTATTGTTCTTAACGTAGATCCATCTCTTGTCGATTATACTGGTGGTGTTCTAATAAAAGTTCCAAACGAAACAACCAAGCATTTCCCAGCAGGACTAAATTTCTATACTCTTAGGATTCAGTCTCCAACAGGAACAAAGGAAACCTTATTCTCTGGGAGAATAAAGGTAAATAGATCGGTAACTGATTAATGTCAAAAATACCGGGAAGAATAGATGTTAGAGGAGTCACTGGTCCTGATGGACCGATAAAAGGAACTTTTATCACAGGTGATTCTTTGTTATCTAGTTACTCTAGTAGTGACTATAAAATTTTGCCTTCAGGTATAACGATTGATTATGTCAATAAAAAAGTCATAGTGCATGATAAAGTTATTTTTGCGAAAAATGCGGATATAAAATTATCACAGTCAGGACAAACTTTAGAAAACTTTAGTCTGTCTAGTGGTTTTATAAATTATCGTCTCAATCACTATTATTTTCCAATGAATCTTATTGACTTTAATAAGTGTTTTTCTTGGATCCCACCACACCCTTTCATAACACCGGCCGGAGAACCTCCAGCACCCGAGCTTACTGCAAGAACAGATAGAGCTTATTATCTTCCATTTGAAATAAAAAGGGCGATGACATTTTCTGCTGGTGTTATAGCAGAAAATTATCAAAACTATGGACTTAGAACTCACAGAGGAAATGGATTAACTGCCTCTTGCCAGGTGAGAATGGCATTATACTCAAACAATGATAAACATTTTCTTCCTGCTAAAAGAATTGCACAAGCTCTCAATGGTATTACTTTTGGTGCCACCGCTGGTGATTTCGGTAGACCCGTTGATGTTCTACAGAACAAGATAGCATTCAAGCCAGGTGTTTATTGGATAGGTGTGGAAGTAAATCAAGACGTTCCTCAAAGTCTAGGTAAAGTCAATTTTAAAATGATGGACTCCAGACATGTCAAACCAATTCTGGGACAAAATGAATCCATAGATTTTTTACCAAAGGCTTGTGTTTGTTTGACAGGGTGTTATCCAGCTTCATTCCCATTCTTTATTAGTGATGACAGAGGAATTACGGGTAGTGTTACCGAACTTAGTGGAACTGACACGGCAGCAGCACCATTAATTTACATCAAACCAACCAGTTTCAGTGCGATAGCGGAGACTTGAGCAATGGCAATCAATAAGCTAACTTTTGATACTGATAAAAAAACTATAATTCTTGGCGGAATCACTCCTGTCTTTAATTCTTTTATTGGTTTTACTGGTGCAAGTATATCTGGAGCACCGTCTGGCAATCCAATACTAGGTTCAAGTTTTGCTAAATTTTCTCAAGCTGGTTCTATTCTTATGAGTGCATCCGGCGGTACTGGGATTACAGCATTAAATGAAGTCAGATACAATGAGTCCACCAATTCCCTTATTTTTGAAGGTTATTCTTTGGAGATAACAGGAGAAGCGGGTGCGAGTGCGTACATCGGTGGGCATACATTTTCTCTCCCGACTAGATATCGCTCAGACAATAGCAATGATTATAGTGAAGCAACTAGTCCAGTAAATCCATATGGAAATCATGACTGTGGACAACCCATCCAGTTAAGACCTGGAAAATTTCAGCATCTGAATACTTATAGAGGTATTGGATGTCAGACAAGCGCATTTATTTTGCAGAGTGCCATCTCTAGCTTCAGTCCTCTTCCAGATTCTATACCAAGTGGGTTTGGTAGATGGTGGAATGCTGGATATTTTCCTGGCAAGAGCAGAAGTTTTACACAGACAAATTATCCAACAAGAATCGGACTGAACTACATTTCGGTTTTGAGTCTTATTTTTCTGCCCAGTGGGGTGCCAACAATTTTCTTTGGGGGAACAGCAGAACTTGCTTTAGGTTGCAACAGTAATATTACTGGAGGATTTTCTCCAGCCGCACCATTACAAACGCAACGATTTACTATAACAGAACCAATTCAGGGACTGCCGTCCCAGCCCACATCCTTTAACTATTCTGGAACTGGAGAGGGTTCGTTTGGATTCGCTGCTAGTGGAGGTTCTGGTGGAACCGCAGGCAGAACTGGCGAAGGTTACTCTGGTGGTTCTCTGTTTGCCGGCTTTTCTGGATCTTCGTTTAATGCAGCACTGCCCATACAATCTAAAACCTCTGTAACCACAAAACCAGGCAAAAGAAATACTTATGGTCCGGGAGATTATAAAGATTCGTTGATGATGCAAGGTATGGAATCATCTCCGTTTGATGATGATCATCTTGGTGATCAACAGTACCTTGTATCTGATGCTTGGACAGATCACCAACCTTACGAAACTGGTTTTAGTGTGTATGGGTTTCATTCTACTACGGGTGGTGTTGGGTTCACTGGTCCATCAACTGGACCTGGTGGTTTAATTCCATCAGGAGTCAGTGGTACATCAGCAGATGGATTCCTAGTGGGACAAAATTATACCGGACTGATGCAGGGGACTTTAAGAAGTTCTATCGGACATGGGTCTATACCAAAAGATTTTGATTTTAATGATATTAATGGAATGGCATTCGGAGGTGAATCTCTCGGAATATCAGGTTCTAATGATTTCCAATCTAGTATTAATAATATTCTGCCCACTGTAGCTAGTATGTTTACAAACAGAGATGTTAAAAATTACTGCAAAAATGGTGGTTATTTGTGGACCTGGTTTGATTTTCAATCACACGCTTACTTTGTTGATGTGGATGGTCAAAAATGTCCTGCATTCTCTATGCTTTATTTACCGGCTCATTCCTTTACGAATACCGATGAGCTTCTTTTTGGTGGAGTTGCAGATAAAAGAGCTTTCTCAGGAAGTCAAAATAAACTTTTTGGTAACACACGGTTTGTTGTTACCACTTTTCCCGGAGTTATGGCATCATTCAATAACGAAAATGCCCCCACCATGTATTCATGGCACTATGAAATGACTAAAATGGTTGACTATAGTAAAGGTTATACCGCTGACTTAGACACAGAGAAAAGATATAGAGATGGAACTCTTCTAGCAGAAGGATTGGGCGGCGAGGGATTGACAGCCATTGGACCTTATGATGTTCTTAGTACACAGCACCATAGAGCTAGTCATGGTGCTCGTTTACCTGATCGATCAGGCTATGGAAATTCCTTTAGTAATGGGTTCCCTTGGATTTCTGAGGATCTGGGTGGAGCAATTCAAGAGGCAACTCCAGTATTTCTTGTTCGATACGACAATGAGGATGAAACATGATTAGGAAAAATGTAAATAAAACTGTAACTGTTTTCCCGAATACCGAAGTCTTCAAAAAAGAGTTCACACAAAGCATAACGATTACTGGTGGAACTGGCGGAGAAGTTTTTCGTGGAGAATCAGTAAATAATATTTTATATAAATCTGATTTATACGGTAATGAAGTATCTGGTTTGAGTGTTGGAACAGTAGGAGAACTTAGTCTTGATACACCAATAGAAGTTGAAAGTATCAATATTCAGGGAGTCTCCTTTACACACAGACCAAAAGAAATGATGGCAGGTAAAGACTCGGGTGGCCGCAGCGGGGGTTTTCCTATAGGACCCGGACATTATTTGGGTGGTATGGATGACAGTGTTGGTTTGTATTTTTGGCTTAAGATGACGACAAGTCCATCATCTTATCAACCATATTTTTCAGAGAATCCTGAGATAGGTCTTACTTTTTGTGGAGTGGATCCCACGGTCCATACCAATTTTAGGATAAATGGTAGCAATGCAAGTCCGTGGGCCTGTAATGGTCAGAACGGGAACACAAACGAAGTGTGGAAGAGTTTTTATGAGGTATTATATCATCCTCCATACAACAAAATAATTTATGTACCTCTTTTCATAGAACAAAGAACAAGAATATCTGATCTGGTATTTAATTACCCACAAGGTCTAATACACCTTGGGTGGCAATTTAGATATCCGGGTATCTATGTTGCTGGCGCTAGTGGAAATGTGGTTCTTTCCACATCCGCACTCGAAAGATGTAATGAGGTACTTGCAGGAACCAGACATCCGGGACCAACTAGCGGGTGTCCGTGGTGTATTTGCACAAGAGAATCTTGGGCTTCTGTAGACGCCACTGGGGGATATGTAAGAGCCGATCATCCAGCTTTTGTTAACGAGCCACCATACAGTAAGACTAAAGAACTTAGATTTAGCTCTGCTATCTACAATATGGATTATGAAAATGTCAGACCCACTACAAAAATTTCAGATCTTTGTGCAACTGACACTTTGTATCCAGTCAAGCATGGATTAGAGGCACCAGAGGCAGAGTTTTTATGGCTTCAAGGTTTGACTGGAGAAAAAACTAGAATCTTGAACCTACTCGGCTCCTCATATTCAACTTATCGACAAGCACAGAGAATACCGCATCCCACTCAGGGTAGATTAAACCATAGAGTTTCTTGGCCAACACCAGAAATAGATTTGGATAGAGGATGGTATTGGGTAGCTTTCCTCCATGGAGCAACTGGCGGACCCACTTATGGTGACCCCCTCACTGCTGCAACCGCATCCTTCGGTGTACACAAGGGTGTATTTGGTGATCAATTCGATCCACAAGGTTGGGGTGGATATTATAATAACTCCTCAACTGATCCCAACATACTCGGTATGGATTACAAAGCTTTCACACAAAAGAGAAGGTTTGATCTAAATAAAGACAATTTCTCTTTTGGTAAAAACGCTGGTTATACTAATGATTATGAATTTTTCTATGGTGTTTCAGTTTTAGCTCTGGGTGCTACTTATGAGTTTAGCGAAACACTACCAGATAACGCCGGTGTGTCTTTCTCTAACGAGTACAGATACCCTGAATTTGAGCTTCATGCTTCTCAAGGAACTGATGGAACTAAACGGATATCAAATACTGAAAAAACTGAAAATTACTTATCTAATATTAACAGACAGAGCACCTTGGCTTTTGACGTTGCAAATGCAGGATTGACACAGTTTGGACATTTCCCACAAAACCTAACAGAGAGTGTATATGGGTTTGCTTCGGATCTCTTCTCTCCTAGCTCTTCTTTGCTCCGTGATGTTCCTTTGTTGCCATCACAGAGAGCAGAACTTGAGAAACACATCGGATCTGAATTTTCTCATCCACTTGGTGTAACAAACATGATTGCATCCACTGTCGCACACAAAGCAATATACAGAGGCCTTACATTCGAATCAGGTTTGGCTGGAACCCCGCCCGGTGGGGATATTCTTGGCAGAAATTTGAACGACATGCGAAGGGGACACTCAGCCGAAACTTGGCCTTTCTATCTACCGAATTACTATGATGGAACTGCATCTAATTACTTGTTCAAGCGTGATCTTGAGGCGCAAGGACTAACTCTTTCTGGTTGATTTTACTTGACTTACCTAATCGATGCTATATAATACTACAATAAATGTGCTTTGGAGTTATGAATGTTTGAATTACCGTCTTTATATCAATCTTTTATTCACCTTTCCCGATACTCTCGTTGGCTTCCAGAAGAAGGAAGACGAGAAACTTGGGAAGAGACAGTAAAAAGATACTTTGATTTTTTTGAAAGTCACCTCAAGGAAAATAATAATTACAAAGTTTCTTCTAAGGAAAGAAAAGAATTAGAAGAAGCTGTTTTGAATTTGGAAATTATGCCTTCAATGCGAGCATTGATGACGGCAGGCGAAGCATTGAAGCGTGACAATGTAGCTGGATACAATTGTGCTTATGTTAGTTCAGGTAGAGTTCGATCCTTTGATGAAATTTTATATGTGCTCATGTGTGGCACAGGGGTTGGGTTTAGTGTTGAACGTGATTTCCTAAAGAAGCTACCAACAATTGCAGAGGAGTTTGAGGACAGTGACACGACCATTGTTGTTCAAGATAGTAAGATGGGTTGGGCGAAAGCATACAAAGAACTCACCTCGCTTCTTATTGGAGGTCAGGTTCCGAAATGGGACGTATCAAAGGTTCGACCTGCCGGAGAAAGACTCAAGACTTTCGGTGGTAGAGCTTCGGGTCCGCAACCACTGGACGATTTATTCAAATTCACAGTGGAAACCTATAAGAGAGCTTCTGGAAGAAAACTCACATCCATCGAATGTCACGATATCATCTGCAAGATTGCTGAAATTGTCGTGGTGGGGGGAGTACGAAGAAGTGCGCTTATCTCATTGTCTTCACTTACCGATGAGCGGATGCGTGATGCGAAGCACGGACAGTGGTGGATTTCCGACTCGCAAAGAGCATTATCGAATAACTCGGTAGCATACAAAGAGAAACCAGAAATTGGTACATTCATGGAAGAGTGGGTTTCACTATACAAGAGTAAGTCTGGTGAGCGTGGTATCTTCAACCGAGACGCTGCAAAGAAACAGACTGATAAATCAAACGAATTCAGAAGTTCATTGGGTGATTCATATAGACATAGAGATCTCAATTACGATTTTGGTACAAATCCTTGTAGTGAAATTATTCTTCGTGATAAGCAGTTTTGTAATCTTACGGAAATCGTTGTCAGAGGAAATGATACGAAGGAATCTCTTGAGAGAAAAGTTAAACTTGCAACTATTCTCGGGACATGGCAGTCCACTCTCACAAACTTCAAATACCTTTCGAGTGACTGGGAAAAGAACTGTGAAGATGAACGTCTTCTTGGTGTGTCTATGACTGGTATCATGGACTGTAAGCTAACAAATGGAAAGACAAAGGGACTAGATGATCTACTAAAAGATCTTAAGACTTGTGCAATTAAACAGAACAAGTCTAGTGCAAAAAGCATTGGTATTAATGAATCAGTTGCAATTACCTGTGTCAAACCATCTGGAACTGTCTCGCAGCTTGTAGACGCTGCGTCAGGGATCCACGCAAGACACAGTGAGCACTACATCAGAACTGTCAGAGCTGATACCAAAGATTCTCTTTGTGTCTTTATGCAGAAGGAAGGATTCCCCTGTGAACCTGATGTAATGAAGCCAGATCACACCATGGTGTTTTCTTTCCCAATAAAAACACCAAAGAATGCAGTTTTTAGAACTGATATGACTGCTATTGAACAACTAGAATTGTGGTTAGAATATCAAAGGAATTGGTGTGAGCATAAGCCTTCCGTTACTGTTTCAGTGAAAGAAGATGAGTGGTTACAGGTNGGATCTTGGGTATATGANCACTTTGATGAAGTATCTGGGGTGTCTTTCTTACCTTTCTCGGATCATACATATAAGCAAGCTCCATATCAGGAGTGTTCCGAAGAAGAATATAAGATGCTTTTGAAAAAGATGCCAAATAATGTTGACTGGAGTGAATTGGGAAAATATGAAGAAGAAGATAATACAGCAGGGAGTCAGTCTTTTGCCTGTTCAGGCAATTCCTGTGAATTAGTAGACTTGACAAACAACTAAATTTAAAGTATAATAGAACTAATTAGTGAATCCACATTTGTGGATCATGTACCTCTAACAAAAGGAGAAATGCTATGAGTGCAAACACTAAAGATTGCCCGGTTTCGGGTTGTGGTAATGATGTAGTAGGTAAGTTTTTTGGAAAATTTGGAGTAACCCGATCAACTCTGGTTAGTCTTGCTCTTGTTCCCTTCGCGTGGGACGGAGTTCTTTGGTTCCGAGATGCCATTTCGGCTGTCTGGACCGCAGTCACTGCTTGGAACATTGGCGGTTGATAAACCATAACAGGAGAATACTTATGAGTATTATTAAAATTGGCGCGACATGTCTCGCCCTATGCACTTGCGGAGTTGCAAGTGCAGATGATTCAGACATGATGGGTGACAACAATGTCACCCCCGAGATGATGCAGCAGCGAATGAATCGTATGGTTGATCAAGGTATGATCACACCCGATATGATGCAGCAGCGAATGGATCGTATGGAGATGGGTGAAGCAGTTCGTTCGGATGCTTCCACTCGAATTAGTCTTAGTCCTTCGACTGAAGGCTTTTCGTTGGATCTGGGTGGATTTATCCAGACAGGATACAGCTACAATGGCGGTGCAGATCTCGATGCTGAGTATGGATTCTCAGTTGATCGTGCTCGTCTAATTCTATCTGGTGACTTTGGTAAGGATGCAAGTTACCTCCTGAGTGGACAGTGGAGTGATGTAACTTCCACGTTTGATCTTCTCGACGCTCGTGTTGATTTTAGAGCGTTTGGTGTTACCAATGTTCGAGTTGGTCAGTTCGTTCCTGCTTTCTATAGTGGTTTCGTCACTGATCCTCGTTCTCTTATCACCAACAACTATAGCGTTTCTGCCCTTACATACGGACAGGGACGAGGTCAGGGTGTAGAACTTTCGGACTTCATTGTATCTGATGTTGTTGAACTTTCTGCATTTTACACCAATGGTTTTGGTGACACTAATGGTGTTGACGCAGATAATGATTATGCAGTTGGTGCTCGCGCATCTGTCGGACTCGGTGGTGGATTTTCCATCGGTGCTGGTTATGCATACAACAATAATAATGTAACGGATTACAGCAGTTATACTGTTGATCTCGAATACACTAGTGGTAAGCTCGATTTCAACGCTGCATGGATTGCAAACAACGAAACTGAGGATTGGGATAATTATTCCATCGTTGGTACTCTTGCATATCAGTGTCTGGACAACCTTCAGGGTTTTGTTCAGTATGAGTATGGTGCTCTTGGTGGTGTCAGCGACAAGCTGAATATTGCAACTATTGGTTGTAACTACACCATCCACGAGAATATCGTATGGACCAACACTGTTGGATATGCTTTCGAAGGTATTGACTCTGGTTTCAACACAGATAACACAGGTTGGCGTTCCAGTGCCGACGACGGACAGTATGTCGTTCGTAGTGTTATTCAGGTCAGTTTCTGAAAAAAAATATCTTATAAATATAAGATAACTAAATCGCGGAGTGCAAAAGAGCTGGATCACCCTTTTCCCGCGAATAAGAGAACCCTTTACCTTTATTGGTGAGGGGTTTTCTCATAAATAGTACCGGAGACTTATTATGATAATAGCCGGTATTGACTACAGTTTAAATGGTCCAGCAATTTGTGTTTTTAATTCAGATGAAGGTTTTACTTTCAATAATTGTTCTTTTTATTATCTGACAGATACAAAGAACCTAGCAAAAACATTTTTGTCTAGAATTCATGGGAAATTATTTGAGACATACAATCATGATTGTGAAAGGTATGATACCATATCAGAGTGGGCAGTTGAAATGTGTCAGGGGTGTGAACAAGTTGCTATTGAGGGCTATGCATATGCCGCAAAGGGTAGGGTTTTCAATATAGCAGAGAATACAGGGTTACTTAAGTATAAGTTTTTTCAACAGTCTGTGCCAATTGATGTGATTGCTCCGTCTGTGGTTAAAAAACTAGCTACCGGAAAGGGAAATGCTGATAAGACAGCGATGCATGACGCTTTTGTCAAGGAAACAAAACACAATTTATTCAACCTGATAACTCCAAATAGAAAAGGTATAGGAAACCCTATATCAGACATAGTTGATTCATATTATGTTTGTAAAGGTCTTTACTATGACATAATTTCACAGAATTCATAAATAGTAATGTATCTTTAAGGAGCACAACAATGAGATTAAACGAAGTCAACGATTCAATCACCAGAACTTATGCACTTTGCAACGATGAAAAAGTGGGTAAAAAGTACAGAGGTAGATTTGAACGTGAATATGGCGGAACTTTTTTTAATTATAGAGGTAAGTGGATATGGGACAAAAGAAGTTTAAACGAAACTGAGCTTTCTTTTATCGAAAAAGAAGGTGATCTGCCACTAATCAATGATTTAGCTAGTTCAGAGAAAACGAAGGAAAAGCCAGCGAAAAAAAGAAAGAAAAAAAGCACGTTTGGCTTCAAAAAGGACATATATAATAGTGACGTTTCAAAAGCTTTTGAAAATAAAAGCCTAGACGAAAAGGAGTGAATTATGTCACCAGAGCCATTTAGCGGAATTTTAGGAACTGTGTTTTATAGCGTATTATTATTCGCCGCCGGAGCTTGGATAGGACCTTCTTTTTGGACATGGGTGAAGGGTTACCTTCCTTGGACTAAACCGTAAACGATAAATCTGGCTTTACTGCCAAGTATCTTTTGCACACAGTCAGGAGGTGATCCAGCACTTTCCCCTATTTACTCGCATAAAGCCAGTGTTTGGGCCCCGTTTACGGGGCCCATTCTTTTTTTTATAAATAGAAGTAGTCTTTGGAGTAAAGAATGTCTGATTATTCAACAAAAAAACCCATATTTGAAGCAGATTGGTTTGATCCGATGGAATTTTTAGAATTTTTGCAGTTAGACGAAGCGAACCCAATATCGAAATCATTTGCTGATAAAGAAGCTCTAGATAAAGAAAAAGCAAAAGAAGATGCTAGAGCTGTTGGTGGTGACAAAAAAGACGTTGATAGCGCCAGAAAGCGTGTAGAGAGAAAAGCATCAGAGCAACAAGAAAAGACAAACCCTTGGAAGGGGGTTATTGTTGTAAAAACTTTGGATGACAACAAAACTAGATTGATTCCAAAAACTGATTACGAACCAAATAAACATGAACTCCTATATGGACGAGTCCCTGGTCAGAGAAACAAACCAGAAGTAACTCCAAACGCAGCAAGAGAAATTTCCAGAAGACCTGATTTCGAAGCAACAAAAACATCCAACAGACTTCTGGGTAATGTAGAGAAAACAGAAGATCCATCAGCTCCCGAAGTCGCCACACAAGAAGGCGAAGTTGCTGATGACATTATGGATTCTCAGGAACAAAAAAGAATTCCATCAAACGGAAAAGAAATAACATCAGCAGGATCAGTTTATCCTGATTGGGATCATGAATCAGAAGACATGGCTTCAAGCATAGCGAGCACATTCAACTCTGTGAACGGAGGCAAGATAGGTGATGGGATGTCTCCATCTCTTAAGAACAACATGGAAGAGAGCGAAACATTAGAACCATCTGCTATTCGAGTTGTTCAGCAAATACAGGATGATTTAAGAGGAAGTTGGGTGGCTAAGCCAGTCAACAAAGAAACAGGATCAATCTCTCCAGAGTGGGCATCATTGGGTGGTGATGATCCTTCATCCAAGTCTCAGATAGTATTCGAGGGTGATTCACAAGAGGAAGTTGTCCGGGCCTCGGTAAGGATTGGAGAAACTCCAATCTTACTGGAAAAAGAAGGCGAAGCCTTAGCCTTGTTTTCTTCCACTGCATTGAAACTAAAAGAAAATATCTTATTGAACCCTGCTACCAAAAAACAGACAAAAGCTGTATCAGAAAAAATGAGAGATTATGTTATAAACACTAAGCCTGAAGTGAGATTCAATAACCAAATCCAAATTGATAAAAATAGGTTCTCTAAGGAAAATGTAGAGAATTTACACACAGAACTAAAGTCCCATCTCGAAGATATATTTGCAACTAACGAGGAGTTCAAGAAAGCTTTAGTTTACGAAGAATTAACTGGACAAGACAAATTTGGTTTTGACAATCCTTCTTCGGTTACTCATATATTATCGGCAAATAAAGATGGAACAAGCGCACATTTATCAAAATTAAACGAAACTTATATTAACAAAATCATCAATGATGTAAAGGTAAACATAAGATTTGGTATTGACGATGACATACGAGAATCTAGAACACCCGGAAGTTTCTGGGCTGCTATGAGTGTATCTGATGATATGAAAGAAGACATATGTCATCACTTTACTGATTTACTGGCAGAGAGTGACTCAGACACAGAAACTTATTTCAACCAAGCGACATCTGATATCTCTGATGATCCATTCCGAATGTTTGAATTTTTAGGTTTGACCGTAAATGAAATAAGTTCCAATCAACTTAACTTAGCTAATTATAACACAAATGAGTCTGGTGAGTATACGAAAGTTCAAACTAGAGATAGAGTATTTTATGTTCCTGTAGAGAAGGACACACAATACTATGAAGCAGAGAATGATGAAATCCCTCAGCTCACTACTAACGAAGAGTATGAGAGAGATTACAGAAAAGAATATGATAGACATCATAGCAGCAAAAAAGCAATTCAAGCTAGAGGCAAACGAACAACAAATAGAAGAAGAGCTATTCGTAAGGGTGTAGTGAGTAAAGGTGATGGGGTTGATATTGATCACAAGGATGGAAATCCCATGAACAATTCATCTACCAACTTAAGAAAAAGAAGTGCCGCATCAAACAGATCTGACAACAAACATAAACCAGGCGAAACTCAAGATCATAGCAAAAGACTCAAAGAAGAGGGTGGTGCCGGAGACATCGGAACCTACGATCTTCTAAAAAAATACATAGAAGACACTCCTTTTATGGAAGTTGACGCGGAATTGAATAAACTTTTTAAAAAAAATTACGATAGAGTAAAATCTATAAAAAAAGAATCTCCGAAGTGATTCGGATCTGGAGTTAATGTATGTCTCAAGACGATGCTAGAAGAATAAGTTTAAATGGCTGGGGCGTTATTTTTGGTTGGGTTTCAACCCTTGCTATACTAGTATGGACAATAGGTGCAAAAGATGCAACCTACGATTATAGATTAACTGCGATAGAACAAGAAATTATTAACCTAGACGAAAGAATAGACGCAAGTGAGGCTTTCAGAATATCAATATCAACTGATCTTGCTGAAATAAAAACAGATTTATTATGGATTCGTTATCAGCTCGAAAATGCTATAAAAACAGGAAGTGAATGATATGAAAATAGAAAAAACTCCATTTGTTATTCAATCAAAGAATAATTTAGACGAAGTAAAATTAAATGATGAACAAAAAAGTAAAAGAGATGCAGTAGCATCTCAGATCCTATCAAATAAAAAGTTTAGAGATAAAATGCCGTCTAGACCTGGAAAAAACTCTACCCCAGAAGAAGTCGCAATGGCCATAGCGACATTAATCGCAACCGGACGATCACCAAAAAGGCGATGAGTCGTATACATAGTACAACGGAGAATTTAAATGAAAAGTTTTAAAACCTTACTACAACAGATAAATGAAAGCGGAGAATTATCAGTTGGTGGTCTAGCAGCTAGACAACCACACACTGGCGCTCGTTCCGCAGTTAAAGATCACGGAAAAGGCTTGTTTGATTTGGACTCTGAAGGCAATATCAGAAGAATCAATGCTTTTCTTGAATCGTATTTTTCCAAGGAATGTCTTGATCTACCACAATCAATTACAATGCTTAGAGCAAAGTTAAACATTATTGGTTTCGATTTCCAGTATGATGGAAAAGAACAAGTTTCTGAATCTGCATTTAGTTTCAGACTCTTTAGATATGGTGGGACTTTTGGAAAAACTCCAACCACACCAATCGAAGAATTTGAAACCACTGATGGATTTGAAGATGGTATCAAATATATGATCAACTTCAATGTCGAAGAGGGTAGGGGTTTATATAGAGTACGCTCCGAGGTTGTAAAAGAAGCCGACAGCGAAGGATGATAATGGGAATTGATATACTTGATGAAAGTAATTTTTTAGATTATGCATTGTCTTATTATGAAAATCCAAACTGTGTAGACTTTGACGAGTTTCATGAGGATTTGAATAGAATCAAGTATATCAAAAGATTATTCAATAGATTTGATCAAAAGAACAATCTAAAAGAAAGATTAATCTTAAATCACATAATCATACTGAACAACGTGTTTGGTGCCGAGGCTTGTAGCAGAATATTATTTTTTAGAATAGAAGAAAGATACCACTCGTATCTAAAATCTTTTTTGAAATATTTACAACTTTTGCCTATAGAATTACCCGAAGTCGATTTAATTAACATACCAACAAATCATGTCATAGACAGTATTTTAGGAAAATTATTGGAATGAGTTTCGATCTAACAAACAGAACTATATCCGCATTTACTCTCTATAAATTCATCAAAGAGATCAGTAAGTCATTCGTTTCAATGAAGGCATATAAGATGGGTTTGATAGACGGTAATGGATATTTCTTAAAAAGAATGGAAGATCTTTCTGCAAGAGAAAGATCTGTTCTCAATACATTTGAAATGTTTGTTATTTACATCAAAAGATTATTTAATCAAATTCCGAACCCATCAACAAAAGCTAAACTCGCAAGCACTACAGCAGCTCTCAATTTGTTCCGAGAGGAGCTAGAGACTGTTGGTGGTGATTGGGATTACTTTGTAGAGGGATTTCTTGATTTCATGCAGAGTTCTGATATAATAGATGAGTCAATGAAAGAAGAGATAGCAAATGTTGCTTCTTCTGGACAAGTTGGAGGTATGGGATATAATCTCCACATGGGTGCCAACGCACCACATCCAGCACCACCGGATGATTTAGCAATAAACCAAAGAAAAGCTTTGAAGTCTCTGAAAGGTAAAAAGAAAAAAGAAAAATTCTTACCCTTCAGTATGTTTAGAAGAGACACTAAAAAATGATAGAAACCCTACTCACAACTGAATTCTTATCTCTGGTTGGTGGTAGTCTCACCGGATTTATTTTTAAATCTATAGCAGAGAAAAGACAGAATGAACAGGAAAGATTTAATAGATTGTTGGATGCAAATAAGGTATCGAATGAATCATACAATCAAGCAATAGAACGAGTGGGCAGTGATGCTGGCAAATGGGTTCGAAGATTTATTGTTCTTTGTATATTGTTTGGAACAATAATCGCCCCGTTTGTATTGCCATTCTTTGAGGTGCCGACGGTTGTCGAGATAGTCGAGAAAAGAAATGCACCACTAGATTTCTTTGGTTTGTTTGGAACTAATGAAGTGATCTCGTTTGAGACTGTTCGTGGCTATTTGTTTACTACAGAGAACAGACAGATCCTTGTGACAATTGTAGGATTTTACTTTGGATCAGCAGTAGGTAGATCACGATGAATAAATTACTAATCACATTACTAGTTTTCTTGGCAGGGTGTTCAGCCGGACAAACAATATTGGATCCCACCTACAGTTCTACTCCATCTGCGTGGGACAAAAAAACAATAGCAGAAGTGACAACCGAACCCACATTTTTCAGTGGGTGGTTGTTCTGGTATTTACTTCTTCTTATTGTTGTGATTGCTATTACTATAAAAGTATGGAAAGGGACTTCTACTCCATTGAAGAGTAGTAATCCTTGATCTCATTGTATAGTTTAGGAACCCATTTCAACACTTTACCCCTGAATACCTGAGAAGTTCCATCCTCACATGCTATGAGGATTGCAAAGTCGTTTATCTTTTCCCCGGTTCTTATTTGCCACATAAGAGCGTATGCTGTTGCTTGCATCATATAGTTTCCAATATCCTCTTCTCTTTTTCTACGAGATGAGGCTTTGAAATCTATGATACATGGAACTCCATCGTAATCTGCAACACAATCGACTCTACCAGCCAACCCAATACGCTCACTCCAAAGAGGAGCCTCTTGTGCTCTGATGTTGTCGATCTTGTCGAGTTCATCCTTCAGAACTACAAATAGATCAATCATATCTGGTTGTTGATCTTTTGTCTCTACTTCAGGATTGAAGTCGTTGTTGATGTAATCCTCAATCAAAGAATGGAAGCGTGAACCCCGTCTGGTAACTCTCTTGGATTCCTTCGGGTTCTTCTTTCTCCACTCAGCGAAGAAACGACTCTTCTTTCTTCCTGTGACAGTGGTTACACTAGGCAAACGAATGCCACTCGGAGCAATATAAAAACGACCTGCTTCGGATGTTTCCGAAGCTAGGTCGTCTTTAATATCCGTCTGGACATGTGTGAAAACTTTATTCATAATCATAATATACACTACCTTTCACTAAATGTCAAGAATTATTTTGCGGATTCGATCTCTTCTTCGGTTTCAAGAAGAGAAATTGCATGATCTAGGGTATAGTCAAGCTCTTCCTCTGATAATTCTCTGTTTAACTGTGATTCGACATCGTTTACGATACCATCAAGCCACTCTGTTAGATCGGCAATTGCCTGCTCTTCAGTGATCTCTTGAGTATCGTCTGCGATTGATTCGGCAAGTTCCATTGGTTCTGCCGAGTCTACACCCTCTACTTTGGGACGGTGAGTTCTGTGAATTTCCATTGCGGTTTGGGCGAGAATTTTGTTTAGGTCGCCGACGCCGGTTTTATTGCTGTTATTAATTGACATGGTTTTCTCCTATTGAGTAATATAAATTACGCGGTGACCTTAGTTTTTACCGCTAATTGTTGATTTGGCTTTTGCTGCAATTTTATCTGTCTTTGCAGTTTTCGATGCAGCTTTCGCAAGCTGTGTTCCAGTCTTGGCAAGTTTGGCAACACCAGAAACATTACCTACGACTGGTATTGCATTAACTACATTCATTGCAGCATCTCCGAGTCTACCAGACGCCACAGAGTGTGCTGCCGCTCCAAGATCTGCTGCGATCCCTGCAACGGGGATTTGACCAGCAGCAGAGAGTGCTGCTTGTGTTCCCTGATAACCTACTTCGCCACCGGGGTGGTATTTTCCAACCATATCTTTCGAAGCATTTTTTGCTTTTTCTGATATCATTGTTTTAGAGTGGGCCCAGCTATGAAAATCTTTAATGTTCATTAGTTTCTCCTACCCTCTATTTATACCTGTGATTGCGTCAATAACGCTGTGTTCTACTTTATTCTTTTTCGCTGGTGGTTGTTCACCACTCATCATTTTTTCTCTCTCGATTTTACCAGATTCAACAGCTTCTACCAAGCTATTTTTCCAGTTATTCATAGTTCCTTCTTTTCTGGTTTTAGAGGAACTTATTGATGATCTGTCTACGATGACCAAATCATCTTTCTTGTCTTTCCCACTCATTGCAGAACGGAGAGAATCGTATGCAGCGTCTGATGCACTCTGTGCAACTTTTTGTCCTACGGGTTCGCCTGACATGTTGGTGTTCATTCTCTGTCTAGCTCTTCTACCTTTTTCTTGTGCGTAGTCAGCCACCGAGGTGCCTGCTTTTCTTGCTATACCCTTAGCTACGTCCACACCCACAGTTTTTGCTTTTGCTACCATTTGTTGCTTTTTTCTTCCCCTAGCAACTCTGTCTAATCTTGTCTGTCTAGTATCACCGGCAGCTCTGTTAGTAGTTGATGATGTTGATGTAAAGGCACCTCTGTTCAACGCGCCTTGCGATCTCTGATCACCAGCTTTTGCTTTTGTTATTGTTGAATCTTGTGCTTTCTTGAATGTACTGGTTTTCATGGGTGTTCCAACTTTTCGTGCTGTTGTCCCCTGACCTACCGATCTTTGTCTTGCTGTTTGAAAATTTCTTTTCATCATAGGAGATGGACTTGCGTACTCCAAGATAGCATCAATTTTATTCTTTGTGATAATTCTTTCAACAATATTAGACTGCATAGTAGACTCCATTTAGTATATCTATTTATGTATTTTCATAAATAAGGTGTAATCTCAAGGAGATAATGAATGAGTAACTACAAAAGATCTAAGCAATTAATCATAGGACACAAAGATCAGGCAACAGATGGTGTCATGATTTACAACACCGTTGGTGCTGGTCGTGCAACTTTTCAGGATAATTTTGGTGGCACTTTTGATTTACAAGTTGCAGATGATACAAGTACAGTATTTGGCATAAACGTAGAAAGTTTTTGGGGTTCTGTTCCCGCAGGTATGACTGCATTCGGTCTATACTATCGGGGTTCTGCCAAGGGTTACATACACTCTGACGCTTCCGGGTGATCACTCTTCATAAAAATCTGGATCTGCTTTTGGCGTAGTAGAACACCAGTTTATGTCGGGATCTATTCCCATAGTGAATCCGGTTAAC